CGTGTCGCCACGCCTGTGGTGGTACGTCAGGACCGCTGAGACCATCGAGCAGAAGATCGCCGAGGCGAACTATGCCCAGCACGTGACCGAGCACAACCTGCTCGATGGACGGCGTGGCGTCAAGGTGGCGCTGCACTTACTGAAGGGAGAATGATGCTAGACATCCTCGTTGGCCTCCTGCTTGGCGCAGGGCTCACCAGCGCAACATGGGTCGTAGTCTTGCGAGCGCGTGCTGCAAAGCGTTCGCCGCCTGCCCACGCAGTCCGGAGGCCGATCGAAGTTCGCGAGGACGCGCAGGTCGTCACGCGCAACCCAGACGCTCCTCGCAAGCACGCACGAGTCTCGACCGCTCATGTATCCCAGCAACGGCGCAGTTGGAACTAAGTTTCTAAAGAAAGTCAGATGAAAGTTCAAGATTAGTTTGCTTTCTGCTCTGCAATGGAGCATACTCTTTATTGTAAGGGAAGCGGGTCCGGGGCTAAGGCACCGCGACCGGAGACAACGAGAACGCGGTCGGTTCTCCCCGCTTCTCTTACACCCAACAATCCGCACAACCCAATCACTCACCAAGGAGAAATATCATGGCTGCAAAGACCGACATCGCCGGACGCCGCGTCAAGGCGAAGGGCGAACCGCAGTTCGCCAACTACGCAGACAAGGACATCCCGGCTGTCATCACCGAGTTCGTCGCATTCCTCGAAGCCGAGACCGGCGCAACCATCGACGCCCGTTCCGTCTACCTCGGGTCGGCGCTGCGAGGCACCTTCCAGAAGTCGGAAGACAACCAGAAGCGAATCGCCGAGCGCGCCGTCGCCATCGAGCAGGAGAAGATCGACCGCGTCAAGCGTGCCGAAGAGCGCGCTGCCGGCAAGGCCCAGCGCGAGGCCGACCGCAAGGCCAAGGCCGAGGAGAAGGTTGCAGCCGCGAAGGAAGCAGCCGCCGAAGCCAAGGTCGCCGCTGCCGAGGCGAAGGCTGCCAAGGCTGCAGCGCCCAAGGCCGCTCCGGTCAAGAAGGCTCCGGTCAAGGCTCCGGTCAAGGCCGCTGCCAAGACCCCGGCCAAGCCCGCCACCCCGGCGCGTCGGCGTCCGGCCAAGCCCGCCACCGAGGAATCCGACTTCTAGCATGGAGCAAGTGCTGGCTACTGCATGACGCCAGCTAAGCAGCGCGAATTAGCAGCGGCTTGCTCCATCCCTCCAACACCAAGGAGAACAAATGCTAGAAATGCGAACGAGCGAGCGTGGCTCTCTCAAGCGTTGCCCGCAACAGTGGTACTGGGGGCAGGTCGAAGGTCTTCGGCCCAACCGAGCAGCCAATCCTCTTTGGTTCGGAACCGCTGTGCACGAAGGTCTCGCCCAGTGGTATCTTCCCGGACTGAAGCGCGGACCACACCCCGCTGAGACGTTCGAGAAGTATCTCGACGGCGAGCGCGTCATGCTGGTCACCAGTGAAGAAGAAGAGCTTCAGTACGTCGACGCCCGAGCATTGGGTATCGACATGCTGACGCGCTACGTCGATCTGTACGGCAAGGATGATAGCTGGTTCGTCATAGCGACCGAGCAGAAAGGCGCTGTCGTCATCGATCGCCCGGAGATGCAGATCTTCGGACGGACGAGGCCAGCCCTGAAGCGTTGGGTGCGCTACAACTTCACTTGGGACGGCGTTTACCGCGATCTCAAGGATGAGCAGATCAAGCTGATGGAGCACAAGACCGCAGCCGCGATCAGTACACTCCATCTCTCGCTCGATGACCAGGCTGGCAGCTACTGGGCCATTGCTTCGCAGACCCTTGTGAAGCAGGGAGTCTTGAAGCCGGACGATGAGATCGTAGCCATCACCTACAACTTCCTGCGCAAGGCGTTGAAGGATCCGCGTCCACAAGACGCCGAGGGCTACTACACCAACAAGCCGACCAAGGACGACCTCATCGATGTCTTGGATCCGATCTTCGAATTGACCGGCAAGGAGACTGCGGCAACACTGCAGGATTATGCCGACGAGCAGAAGATCGTCGTGCTGGGAGAGCGTTCCAAGTCACAGCCGCCGGACTACTTCCTGCGACACGACGTGTACCGAACGCGGTCCGAGCGCGAGACCCAGATTCAGCGGATCAAGGACGAGGCTCTGTTCATCGAGGCCTATCGCCGCAAGTACCTGCCCATCACCAAGTCTCCGGATCGTCAGCATTGCCTGTGGTGCCCATTCAAGCGCATGTGCGAGCTAGACGAGCAGGGCGACGCCGAGGCGGTCGAGGCGTTCAAGGACACCATGTTCCACGTCGAAGACCCCTACGCAGTTTACAAGAAGAGTGCAGAATGAAAACAATACTGGAGGCGGCTAGCACCGAAGTCAGCGCGCTCAAGAAGCGCACCATCCGTTCACTCGCAGTCGAGGCCATCGAGCAAGGCGATTGCGACTATATCATCAAGCGACTCGACGAGGTTCTCTCGAGGGTCGACCTGATCAAGATCAAGATCAAGAAGAAGGAGGTAGCGCATGACGATTCCAAAGGCGATTAAGCCGCTCGGAATCTCCGACAAGTACATCCACTTCCTGCTGGTTGCTGGACCCGGCTTCGGCAAGACGGTTCTGTTCGGAACCGAGGACAAGTGCTTGTTCCTCACGACTGACCCGGAGGGCACGGTGTCCGCATGGGCGCTCGGCTCCAACGCCAAGGAGTGGGAGATCAAGCAGTGGGACGACATCGTCGCCGCCTACGCATATCTGCGGGATGGCGGGATCGCAGAACTGGGCATCACATGGGTCGTCATCGACAACGTGTCCGAGGCTCAGGAGCTTGCGAAGAATCAGAACATCCTGCTGGAGCGCAAGCGCAACGACAAGATCGACGAGTTCGTGCCGTCGCAGGGAAACTACCAGCGGACACAGAACCAGCTTCTCGATCTCGTGAAGAAGTTCCACGACCTCCCGGTCAACGTCGGGTGGACTGCGTGGATCGCGACGCACGAGGACAACGAGGGGATCGAGTACTTCGCTCCCGCCATCCACGGTCAAAAGGGTGCCATTGCCCAGATGATCGCTGGGTACATGAATGTCGTCGGATACGGCGAGGTCATCGAGGACGACGAGGGTGCAGAGCACCGTCGCATTTGGTTCTCGCAGACCGGACCGCACCGGGGTAAAGACCGGTTCGTGGCTCTGGGTAAGAGCCGCACCGATATGTCGCTGCCGAAGATGCAACTCATCATCAACGCGGCGATCAAGAAACGTCAGGCCGAACGGTCTGCCGCAGGAACAACCACCACCAAGGCACAGACCACCGTTCGTACGGTTCGACGTACCGCATCTACCGCAACAAGGAAGAAGGCGTAATGCCCAGTTTCAAGCTCAAGGGTGTCAAGGCAGAAGAGGTCAAGACTGGATTCGAGGCCTACGACGGTCCCGAGCCCACTCGCAAGGGTTTCTATCGTGCCGCCATCAAGAAGCTCACCTTCGGACGCAACTCCGGCGGCTCCATGGGCTTCTACATCGTGGCTGAGCTGGAGGCCGCCAAGGGCGACCCCAAGGACCACGCCCAGTTCGACGGCTTCCCCATGTTCATCCGTAGCATCATCACGGAGACCAAGGACGGCTCCGAACTCAAGGAAGGTTCGCAGCGCAACCTGAGCAACTTCCTCGCAGCCCTCGGCACCGGCGACGAGCCGAACATTATCCTCGAAGACGGTGACGTTGAAGACGGCGTCGCTGTCAAGAAGATCGGCCCGCGCAACCCCATCGGTGCCATCATCAACATCGACATGGGCTTCTCCGACTACAACGGTTCGCCGCGTCCGGAGTCCAACGGCGTCTACAAGTACAACGATGCAGACGGTGCCGGCAGCACGACCAAGGGCAAGGCCTCGGCGAAGGATCTCGCTGACGACGAGGAAGACCTCCTGGACGAAGCCGAAGAGGCCGAGGAAGCCGAAGAGACCGACGACGAGATCGGCGAGCGTCAGGCCGGACTCGAAGGCATGAAGATCGCCGCGCTCAAGGCGATCGCCAAGGAGCTCAAGATCGGCATCTCCGGCACCAAGGAGGCGCTGATCGAGCGCATCCTCGACGCCGAGTTCGCTGAACTCGACATCCCCGAAGAGGCCGAAGAGGCCGAGGACGAGGAAGAAGAGGAAGAGGCCGAGGAGGAAGAGGCCGAAGAAGAGGAAGAGGAGGAAGAAGAAGTCGACGAAGCGCGTGCAGAGCGCGAGGCGGAGTTGGCCGAGTTCGACCGCATTGCCCTCAAGAAGATCATCAAGGAGGTCTCTGCAGACTTCACCGTCCTGAAGCGTCACTCCGACGACGACCTCCGCGAGGCCATCCTCGCGGCGGAGTTTGAGGACGAGCTTCCGTTCTAGTGGCAACGCGCCACACCAGGATGGCTGAGGAATGAAGTACGGGCACGGCTTGGGCAAGTATACCGAGCCGTGCCCGTAGTCTCTTAGCTGCCAGCGCTGGGCCAGATGGCTGCGACAGGCCGTTGGGGTGAAAATACGCCCGCCCGACGCCGTCCCTGGCTATAGGGAGATCAACGATCACCACAATCCCCACAATCATCACACAATAACACCTCAATCGTTCTCAATTCTCCTCAATAATTCCACAACAAGACACAGTTACCAAAAGTGAGGACACAATAGTCCTCTTGATGATTGTGTGATTATTGTGGGGACTGTGGGATGATTGTGGCAGCGTGAAAACTTTCCGGCAAGTAGGATAGGCTTCCGGCTCGGTTGTTCTGAAACAGCCTACCCAAGGGAACTATTCACTAACTGCAAAGAAGAAGAAGAGTTTTATTTAGCACTCTCTATATAGCGTTATCTGGAGGAAAGGCCTCCAAAGTTGTAACCCACCAAGGAGTCGTCCGCTATGGCGTCAAGCACCACAAGCAAGAAGAAGTACAAGGCCGAGACTGTCCGCGCAGCATTCTCCAAATGGGCCGTGGGCGAAGAGTCAGATGGCGAGCAAAGGATGTTCTGCCCGGTCTGCGAGAACCCGGATGCGAGCAAGTCTCCGAGCGCGTCGCTCAATGCAGAGGACGGCGTGTGGAACTGTCTCAAGGGAACCCATGGTGGACAGGTCTACGATCTGGTCCAGGATCTGAAGAAGGAACGCGGCTTCGACATTCGCGCAGAGTCAATGCGCGGTCGCCACTCCAACCCTGACTATGCCAACAAGGTGCAGGAGCGCCTTGGCAAC